TCCGGTTTTTTAGAGATACGTCCGGACCTTGTAACAACGGAAGTCATTATTACACCATAAAGCATCTTACCTTTTAAATATATTTTGGACTGAAATACTTGTTTTTATTCATGGCATCTTTCATTGCTGTTCTTTCAAAAGCAACAGCGATCTTCTGACCAAATTCTGCTATTTCATTTTGAATATCGGGGTCTATGGGGGACATATATAAGGGTATCTCGTTGAGATGATGAATCGCTTTTTGTAAAAATGCGTAGGACATGTACTCTCGAGCAAGTTGTATATTTGCATAAAATAGTTTATACGATTCTTCGTGTATACCAGAATACACGTGTGTCTCTTTTATGAGCTGGTCCAAAACATCGTGAGATACTTGAAACTTTGATATTTGTGAAATAATGTACGCGAAAGTTGCGATGAGTATTATGATGTACATCTTATAATATATCAAGTATTTTATCTATAAGTCTGAATTCACGAGTATTACAATCACACTTCTGTTTGAGGGTTGAATCCTTCTTCTTGATGATGAATGGTACCTCAGTCTTTTTACACCCCTGGCATGTCATTGAAGTCGTGACGTTGTATTGTGTCTTTTTTTTCAAAATACTCTTGACTTTCATGGGTTCTTTAGACACGTGTCTATTCATAAATTCATCTATGACTGACACCGGAGACATGTCAGGTGGTTTGGGGGACGGTGACCGCTGTACACGAGGCTTTTGACTACCGTTGGGGTAGAGCTTCTTGTACACTTCATCTGGTAGGAGAATCTTTCGCCCTGAAAAATCTTTACAAAATCCACTCTTCCTCCCCCTGATAGTTTCGCATCTACAAAAACATTTCTGTCGAATAGAATCACCTTCTATGAAGAACCATACGTGGTTTGATGCATGAGTTCTCTGTAAATTTTCACAATATTTTGAAGTCGTAGACACGAGATACATGTTATCGTGTGAGTACATCTTGGTAATCTCGGCATTCGCCTGACCCTCCATATACTTTTGAATGTGTGTCTCAAGAGCTGCTTGAGTTTCAGGATCGTTGAATGTATCTTTCGTCTCTTGGATACTGAACGCTCCCTCTTCCCTCATGGAGCCTTCTATGACGGAAAAATCTTTAGACTCCGTGCGTAACGTGGCCATGTGAAGTATATCTACACTCGGTTCTTTGTCATGAATACGAGTCAGTTTATTATCGTACATGAGAATAGGTTTGTAAGGACCCTGTGTCACCTTTCCATGTTCACAACCCGAACATCCAGTTCCTCCACAGGCATCGTGTTTCGCCCTCTTGTGTGACCACGGCATCCTGAACCCACTCCCTTTGACGTTTCTCTTTCCACCTCCGTATACCGATGTATCCACCACCTCGTTCCAGTTCGTAGTTGGAAAAAGTAAATTCAGCGCTGATACGATATGAGAGTGAAGAGCCATTGCCGAACCATGATCTACCACAAACCCATGCCAGTTAACGTGTACACCGTACTTCATCAGATCTCCGCATTTTTTAGGTTGTGCCACTGAAACCAAAGCATTTTTATCCGTAAACTTGGATACCCTGTCACATATAGTCTGACAGATTTCCTCGATGGTATCAAATGATACTTTCTCTTTACTCTTGTAATCGAGGTCAACGAAAAAGTGAAAGGTGTCAGTCTTCTGTTCCACGACGTAAATTTTCTCCCCCCTTTTCACAGCGTCTATGTACGCCACGTAAAAGTCATTCAATCTATCAAACGGCACGGACAGCACACCGCCATCCATGAGCACGTGTGATAGATTGGAGTTGTTACAAAAACCCTGTTGTTTACACCAACCCTTAAACATACTTATACCTGTATCGGATTATTTTTTTAATATTCTTCCTCATGCCAGATGGAAGTCCGACACGAGACATCTCTATATTCTTCTTCTACTTTGCTAAGGGTCTTCTTAAGTACTAAAAGTTCATACACAGTCTTACCTTTATTTTCTTCTATCCATGCATCTGCTTTATCACTGGAGTAATCCTTCCTATCCATGAGGATATTCTTGATGTCCAGTAAAATCATATTCTTCGCCTTCATTATTTTATTACAAACGTTTTTCTATTCAAGGAACTCACGCATGCGTAAAATTCCGGATTCCTCACCACGTGCTGAACTATTCTGTCCCACTGATTACGTGCGTTAAATTCCGTTAACGTATCGAAACTCATATAATCATTCTCGTCGTACGTACGCCTCATCTGTATCCTCTTCGTATTCATCTTATATTTTTCCTCGTTAAACCTCTTTACAAGCTCCACCTGTTCAGATCTCGAATAATTCACGAAGAATATAAAGACCGTGTATTCTAAATCCACCATGGGACTCTCCTTCACTGTAAACGTAAAACTCGTATACTCCCCCCTCTTGAGGGATACGACCCCTCTTGTCTCCTCTTCCAACTCCCTGAGGGCACAACGAAGAGGATAAAAAATTTCTCGCCGTCTACACCCTCCCGTCACGAATATCCATTCTTTAAATCTCTTGTCCCTCACGGTGAGGAAACGTGGTGTTCCCCCCGTGAAGGAAACTGGTATCGCTATGGCTTTGTGTTTTTTCATTGCTCATGGCAATTCTAACATTTACGAATATGTTTATTCACTCGGATTCGGCTCAGAAATCGTAACCTGCTTCTTTCGTGTCGTGGGTGGTTTGGACGGAGGCGGGGCTGGGGCTGGAGCAGGCTCGGGAGCAGGCTCCTCCAACGGAGCCGCTGCGACAGGTGTCGGTTCCATGTACACGATCGGCTGCTGCTTCGCGGCGATCGCCGCCGATAGTTCATCCTTTGTTTTTCGCATCTCCCTGAACATATAGACGGTGGCAGCGATACACACGACGACTGCAACCATAGTTGCGGTTTCACGATCAAAAGCAAACATTATACCCTGATATAACATTTTGTTTTTAAGTAGATATTATAGCACCCATATGTGTTTTATCATTTTTGGGACACTGGTATCCTTTTTGAGCAAATTGAACTTCCTGGTAATGACCATCTTTACATGATGCGTTAGGGAGTTCGACGTACTTATTTAAAGTACCCGACTTGGGATCATACGTGAGTAAAAAGACGAATGCAATCAATATGAGAATCAACCACATGGTTTATTGTTAAATGGGAAAAGAAATTGACTACGTAGAGTAGTCGGGATTTAGTTCGAGTACATGAGGCCACCCATGCCATTTTCAATCCTGAGAATGTTATAGTTCACGCCGTAGATGTCATCCTCATGATTCTCCGTGTCACAGACCAATCGGGCCGAATCGATGCGGCTGAAGTTCAGAGAACCCGTGGGCTGGAGCTTGCAGGTATCCAGGCAGAAGGGGTACAGGAAGAGCTTATCGTTTTCACCACTGTTGCCTTCATCCTTAGAAGCGTTCGTGTGGTAATAGGCAGGGATAGCCGTGAAATGGGGATCCACATACTTGAAGTCGGTGACATCCGTACCGTTAATCTGGAGCTTGAGCTTGTTGTTGTCATCCGCAATGGTCAGTGCGTTACCATCAGCGGCAGCCAGAAGCTTGATGGGGTGGTTGAAGTTAATCTCCTGAATCCTAGACTGCGAAGCGATCGCGCGCTGGGTCTGGGTGATGAGCATGTTCTGGGGGGTACCAGCCAACACCGAACGCTCATCGGTGTCGAGGTACACGTAATGCGCGTAGCACTCCCACTTTTCAGGGGAAGAAAGAGTATTCCATGTGATGCGAATCTCAACATCGTGGTACTGGAGAGAAATTAGGGGGAGGGCAGACTGCCAATTCTCACAGAAAGAGAATCGAAGGGGGTAGAACTTACCAGTCGCCTCGGCGAAACCAGACTTGGACTTGGTGAGACTCTGAGCGAGGATAGTAGGTGCAATGAACTGCGAAAAGGTGGACGTCTGATCGTCAATCACCTGACCGCCGATGAGCAGCTCCACCTTGGAAATTTTATTCACCCAGTCACTGGCACTGTACCTGAGAGCCATCGTACCGTCGTTGGGTGCGAGGTACACGTAGCTGAGGAGATCACCCTTGCGCTCGAAGCGAACCGTGGACATACCACCACTAGTGGGGTTACCCTGGATCACCTGACGCTCGACGGTCTGGGCAAAGTTCGTGTGACGCTTGTAATTGGAACGGAAGAAGGAAACCTCGGGCTTCCCGACGATGTGTGCATCCTGGGCACCTATGGCAACGAGTTGGG